TATGCGCCCCCGTAAACGCTTCGATTTCAAGTGCCCGATCGAAGTCATGGGCGAGGTGATGCAGGAAGCCATGGCTATGCGGCATCATGCTCCAGCTTCAAATCAATAACCGTGTTGCACTCAGCTTCTGCAACCGCCCTTTCTGTATGGAGCAGAGCATCCCGTCATTGTGGGATTGCTTTATCCAGCTCCAAAAGTGACTGCAAAACTCGAACCGGTAATGAAAGTTCTTCGCTTGCAAAAATATGTTCGAGTCAACTAGATACTTATGCATAAGAGCGAATGTTCTTCTTGTAAAGGTTCGTGACTGTGTCTGGCGTAATGTTCAGAAGTCTTGCGGCATCACGAATCAAAATGCTTCCCTCCATGGCGCTTTTGACTAACGCATTGGTAACCTTTTTGCTATTTCTAACCGGAATGGTTGCATATGGATTTCCTCCAGAGCCGCCGGACTTGTAGCTCAATGCGTAAAGCTGGGAGTAAGCAGACCTAGATATCTTACCTAGCTCAAACGCTCGACGCCCTACGACTAGCTTGCTGACCTTGAAGTGTCTGCTTGCACGGTCAATAGCCTCACTTTCACTTCCAATCCATAGAGAGAGGAACTCATCTTTTGGGACGAGCATTTCTGCTGCGACGCTATTGCAAAAAGACTCAACATTTTTTCCAGGCCTGAAATCTTTTGGAGAGGGTATGTCGGAAACCCCGCTTTCACCTATCCAGAGGTGAGCAACTTCATGAGCTAAGGTAAAAATCCACGCCGCTTCAGCATCTTTACCATTAATGAATACCGCTGGTGCGTACTCATTGCATATGGCAAACCCACGGAACTCGGATACGGAAAGCCCCCGCCTAGAGTTGCTCTTCACAATACTGTTTTTAAAGACAAGTATTCCAATGGACTCAAAACTTTCAGATAGCGCTCGGAAGTACTCGGATTGGCTTGCACAAGACTTTTTTAAAGCGAAGTCAATACCTGCAGCTTCCGTGATGTGCTTTGCCACTAAGCAGGGGTCATCAGACGTGCTGAATCTACCAATAAAAGGTAGCGGGTCTGCACCGATATCATGTAGATAATCAAGATACCAGTTCTGTTTTGCAATTACGTCGTCTAAAACCTCGAAGAAGTCCGGCCCCAAAGGATCGGGAGAAACGACTTGCCTCATGTCGGGTAGTCGTGGCTTGGCAATGCTTGGAGGCGTGTCGAGTAGCAGATAGCCAAAGGGGGTATGGGTGACTTTGGCAACCTTTTCTAGTTGGCGAACAGTGAGCTCCCCAACCACAAATCTATCAATTCCTTTTCCGGACACGACCAAAGAGGCGAGATCCTCAAGGGTCTTGCCAATCTGGCTGGCGGCCCAATCTAGCAGGGCTGGAGAAATGTTTAGCGTGTCCATAATATCTTTATCATCGAGTGTCCATTCGAATTATGGTGTGTCTGGCAACCACTGTCAGTGGCAAAATGCTTACATTCGTCCGTTTTCGCAAACAAATTTACAAACAAGCTATTCCATTTTTTCCCTCAAAATCCTTCCCGCCTTCACCTCATCCGCATAGCCAGGTCACCCAGCCTTTACCCTGGTAACCAGGCCAATCTCCACTTCCGCTGCATATCCCGCCAGCCGATCCTCATCCGCATGAAGCACGGTGCACATCTTCAGAACGGCCTGGGCGTCCGCTTCATTCCCGGCCTGACTCAATCTCTCTGCAACCCTCATCAGCTCTACGGCTGACCACTTGAGGTCGGAGGCGATGCCTTAGAGGTCGCGCTTTAGGTCTTGGTTAGGTTTGGTTAGGGTCATGCTTTAACCTCAGATCTTCTGCGAGCCTCTGACTGAACCGCTCCACAGGAATACCAGTGAGCTTGAGGACCGCTTGAGCAACCTCAATGTCTAGAGCCTTAACACCTAGAAAATAATTAGTAATGGTCGAAGTGGAGACCCCTATCTCGCTCGCTATGGTGCTCCGAGCTAGACGATCCGTCTTTTGCCGGCTTGCGTTATAAGCGGCAATCGCTCTGCGAAGAGCTAGGCACTCATCTTCTTCCCATATCCATAAATTATGATTACGCATAAATTCTCGCTCAAGTGCGCAATGCCATTCTGACTACGTAGTTCGCACAACCCTCCCCGCCCTCACCTCGGACCTACACAGCCTAGTGAACCATCACGACATTCCCGTCATCGCAGATCTTGATACGGCTCAACGATTTTTTCAGATCCAGAAGGGCATCCAGAAGGATGTCCGCCTCCTCAACCATGCCCGCTTCGCAAAGCATTGTTATGGCTTTTTGTAGGTCATCCATTGAGTGCTTTATTTCATCCACTCGGGATTTTTTCGGGACTGTCGCGTCCTGCATGTCGACTCACTCCTTCATTCGCTTTACCAATCCTGCTTGCACTTCATCCGCTAGCGCCGCAAGCCGATCCGCATCATCGTATAGCTTCGCAACCATCTTCAGGATGGCTGCAACATCGATATCCTGGCAGTCCTTAGCGGCGTTGATTATTCCGCTTGCGATTTGCTCAAGACCAAGCCCTAGCTCTTTGAACTGGTTGAACAGTTGCTGGTTTGGTTTGGTGAGTGGCATGACTAGAAGCTCCGGCCGGTCCACCAGTAAATGATCTGTGCCAACACCTGTATATCGCCCTCACGGTCGCCAGGCACGTCAATCTCGCGATATTGGCCGTTATCCGAAATGATTGTCAGGCCGTCCAGGTTTCGTTGGATGCGCTTCACATGATGCTGACCGCGCATCAAGAAGAAGTAGATTGCGTCTGACTCAACAGACGTGACACCGGAATCTACGAGCAGGGCGTCACCGTTACGGATAGTGGGCGCCATGCTGTCTCCGCGACCCGAGATCAGCCTTAGGTTGTCAGTAGACGTGTAGACGAGGTTCTGGCGCACCCAATTGGCATCGAGGCGCATATGCTCAACAACCATGTTCATTTCTGGTGGCTCCGTGCCTGGGCCCATAGAGGCAGCGACATCTAAGCGCTCCACCGAAATCGTCGGGCGATAGCTTTTTATTTTTTGCGCAAGCGCTTCGGGCAGCCCCTCCACATCAATGACATCTGAGCCGCCTAGGCCCGGCCTGTCGAATGCGTACTCATCCAACTTGAATTCCTTCTCCGCTGCTCTAGCGAAAACCTCGCCTACGTTCTTTGCCCCAGGCTTATCTGGCGGATAGAGGCACCGGGAAATGTAGTCAGGCTGCTTGCCCATACGACGAGCGAATTCAGCTTTCGCGCCATGTTTACCGATGCCGTACTGCCGGTCGATAAGTAGTTGAAGATTTGCCTTTCTGATCAATTTTATATCCATGGCGCAAATATGCTTTCCGATTACTTATAGGTAAATGGCCTGCGGGTATTGCTTTAATGCTTACCTATGGGTAAGAATTGACGCATCACTTAGGAGAATCCGTGATGCGAACCAAAAACACACAGTTATTGGAGTGGCTCAAGACAGCTTCAGACGAGGTTGTAGAAAGAACCGGGACCACTCGCGGCTACCTGAAACAGATTGCCTATGGCAATAAGCAAGCGTCCGCCGGCGTGGCCTCGTCTCTTGAGCGGGTAACTGACGGTCTGTTGACCCGCCAGTCCCTTCGCCCAAATGACTGGACCGTGATTTGGCCTGAACTCGCGTCGGCGGCCTAACCATGTCGACGAGCCCATTAAGCCAAGAGCAGACCGTAAGGGCCCGCAAGAACTACTCCGTTCTCATGCAGCAGCTTGCATCGGTCGGCAATGCGCCAGTCGCGCTTGCAGTCGGTTGCGACGAGGCAACCATCAGTCGCATGAAGCCGGAAAAGTTTGAGCAGTTCTGCCAGATCCTGGCTGTGCTTGATTTGAAGGTTGTGCCGAAGGCTATGCAGTGCTTCGACAAGCGGGACATTGAAACCCTTCTGCATCAGGCCAAGCGGTACATGGACCTGATCCAGAACGTCGATCAGCTGCAAGAGGAGTAGCCGTGCAGTACACCGTGACGATCAACCAGGCCAAAGCGTTGGAATGGGGGCTGAACTCCCAGCAGGCGCTGCTGTTCGCGTTTGTCTACGAGTGCCCGAGCTGGGCGAACAAGGTGAAGACAGACGCCGGGGAGTTCTTCGCCCTGAGCAAAGCCAAGATTGTCGAGGAATTGCCGCTGCTGACTGATAAGCCGGACACGGCATATCGTTTGTTGACCGCTTTGCGTGATTCCGGGCTGATTGAGCTTTCGAGCACTTCCAGCATCACTTTGATTCGCCTGACAGTGAAGGCGAAAGAATGGAACCGCAAGCTTGATGGGTCGGAAAAATATCCGACCCCTATAAGCGCTATAGGTCGGAAAAAAATCCGAGCCAAGGTCGGAAAAAAATCCGAGGTAGGTCGGAAAAAAATCCGAGCAGGGTCGGAAAAATCTCCGACAAATCAGGGTACCAGTAATCAGGGTACCAATCAGGGGACCAGTAATCAGGATTTGCCGGAAGGCTCGGACAAGCCGACCCAGCCCGGCGTGTTGGTGCTGGTGGTAGATCGTGCCAAAGCGCCGCGAGTTGAAATTCCCGCCGACATGCCTGGCCCCAAAGACCAGACCTGCAAAACCTTCAAGGCTTGGGCGAACTACGCCATGGCCTACCGCAAGCGTTACCAGTGCTGGCCGGTGTGGAACGCAGCCGCCGGCGGAATCCTCGGCAAGCTGGTTGATCGCCTGGGCGTAGACGTTGCCCATAGCGTGGCCGCGTACTACCTCACCATCAACGACGCACGCATCGTCAACGACTGCCACAGCCTGAATAACCTGATCGCCAAGGCCGAGGCATACCACACCCAGTGGGCCACCGGCCGCCAGATGAATTCCCGCACTGCCCGCCAAATCGAAGACACCCAAGCCAACATGAACGCCGCGCAGGAAGCCGCCCGGCTCATTCTCGATGGGGAGAAACGCAATGCTTTCCTCTGAAAACCTCGCTGAACTAGCCGCTGGCATTTGCGCTACCGCCGAGACGCTGGGGCAGACCATCAGTGCAACCGCTGCCAAGCTGATGGCTGAAGACTTGTCCGTCTTCTCTCCGCAGGACATCCGCAAGGCGCTGCAATCTTGCCGTCGCGAGCTGACAGGCAAGTTCACCCTCGGCGCGATCATGCAGCGCATCCAGGCCGAGGACGGTCGCCCCGGCAAGGATGAAGCCTGGGCCATTGCCATGACCACCAACGACGAATACGAAACCGTGGTGCTGACCGACGAGATCCAGCTGGCCCTGGCCGCTGCGAAACCAATCCTCGACGCCGGCGACAAGGTTGGCGCGCGCATGGCGTTCATCAGCGCATACGAACGGTTTGTCGGCCAGTCCCGAGAGGATGCCAAGCCTGTGAACTGGCACGTCTCTGTGGGCTTCGACGCCAACCGCCGTATCCAGGCTGTGACCAAGGCGATGGAACTCAAGCGCATCCCCCGCGAACACGGCCAGAAGTACTTGGCAGACCTGAGTGTCGTTCCCGTCACTGAGGATGGTCGCGCGATTGCTGGGTTGCTCACCGGCACCGTAACTCAGCCAGCCCCGGTGCTGCGTGAAAAGCTCCAACTGGTGAAGTCCTCGATGCTGGAAATGCGCAAGGCCAGTGAAGAGCGAAAGCTCGAACTACGGATTGAGGCTGCCAACGAATTGGCTGATCGCCGCGCACTGATGATCAAGCAAGCCCAGGAATTGGAGCAGCGGACATGACCGTAACCAGCATTCGATACAGCACCGCACAGGCCAAGCCAAAACCGCAGGCCGGGGACGAGCGCTTTCTGAAGGGTCGCGGCGTCACTCAGATCCGCCAGCAGCAGTACAGCAAGATGTACCGGGCCTACATGGTCAGCAACGGCCGTCCGGTATGGGAGTGGGTCGACAAGGGCAGCGAGCAAGATCGCACGTCTGATGCATGGCTCCAGGCCCGTAAGTCGGAGCGCATGGCATTGATCGCAGAAGCAGCGGAGCAACGGACATGACCGACAACACCGAACTGAAGCGGCTGGCCGAGGCTGCAAACGCTGTGACGGGTGATGCGTCCGTAGATATCACGATCAGCAGCGAGCCCGGTCCTAATCAGGCCGAGATCGACGCTGTGACAGCATTCATCGGCGCGGCAACTCCTGCCGCAGTCCTGGCCCTGATCGCAGAGAACGATGCCCTGGCCGGCCTTCTCAAGCGTTTCGTGGATGGCGAACACGAACAGGACGAAAACCAGGCTGAACGGCACATGTACTTCACCGAAGCCCAGTCGATTTTGGCGCTGGTGAATGGCGAACTCGAAGCGCACACCATCGTTCCAGATTCGGCAATCAAGGCAATTCACGCCGAGCGTGACCAGCTCCGCGCCGAAGTCGCCGGCCTACGCACCGGCTACGAAGCCTACGAGCGGGTGAATGCTGAGCTGAGGGCTGAGGTGGAGAAATTCCGTGAAGTCATGGCTTGCGTGGTGAATGAGGCTTCTCGCCAGACAAGCCGAAACGGTAATGCGCCTGGACACTGCCACAGCATTCCGGGTGTTTGGGATCGCGATAACGGCGCGAAGGCTGGTACCGAGTGTGGCTGGTGCAAAGTCTGGAATGCCGCCTTGGACATGAGCAAGGAGCCTACAAGTGACTGACAAAATCAGCGTCAATTGCCAAGCCAAGCTCTCTGAGGCCATCAGCTGCCTGACCACGATGTACCGCGACAAGAAGTTCGTGGTCGTCTCTCTTCGCCCGGGCAAGGACCGCACGCTCGACCAGAACGCCCTGTGGTTCGCCATGTACCAGAGAATTTCCCAGATGACGCAGATCGGTGACCCGGCCGACGCCCGGCGCTACTGCAAGCTGCATTTCGGCGTGCAAATCCTGCTGAACGAGGATGCTGGGTTTCAGGCTGACTGGTACCAGGTCATGCGCCACCTTTCCTACGAAACCAAGCTGGCCTTGATGGGCGGCTGCAAGCTCTTCGGCCCTGATGGGATGCCGGTGACCAGCCTGTTCAATCGCGCGCAGGGCATCCAGTACACCGACCGCATGGCTGCCTATTTCGCCAACCAAGGCGTGGTGTTCACCGATTTGCTCAGCCAGGAGGCCGCATGAGCCAGTTCAAGCCGGGGGATCTGGCGCTGGTGATATCTGGCGGCTACATGGGCCAGACAGCAGAGCTGATGCATTTCGTGATGCCAGGCGAGGTAGTGGTTTCACCAACGTCGGGGAAGAAATATCTGTTCAGACCTTCGGCGGGAATAGGTGGCTGGATGTGCCGCTTCCGCGATGAGTGGGCAATCAAGCACGAGAAGAACCTGATGCCCCTTCGCGGCGACTTCGCGCCCGAGAAGCAGAAGTCGCGGGAGGTGGTGGCATGAAGCGCACCCCACTGCAACGCAAGACCCCACTCAAATCCGGTCCACCACGGCGTAAACGCTGCCCCGAGTGCCGAGTGATGTTCACGCCATCCAGGAACGCGCAGGCGGTATGCGGCGAGATCGAGTGCGCCATCTCTCACGGGAAGTCGGAGAAAGGCCAGGCGAGCGCCAAGAAGGCCCTGGCGGATGTTGGCCGTCGGGATATCAAGGTGCGCAAGGAGAAGCTGAAGAGCAGGGCGGATCACCTCAAGGACACGCAGCAGGCTTTCAACGCCTGGGTCCGTGCCCGTGACGCAGCGCTTCCATGCGTCAGCTGCGGCCGCCACCACCATGGCAAGTATGACGCCGGCCATTACCGGACCGTGGGGAGCAATCCTGCCTTGCGCTTCGAGCCGATGAACTGCCACCGCCAGTGTTCGCCGTGCAACACCCGGCTCTCCGGAAACATCGTGAACTACCGCATCGAGTTGGTGAAGCGTATCGGCGCCGCGGCTCTCGAGTGGCTGGAAGGCCCTCATGAGGCCAAGAAGTACACCGTGGATGAGTTGAAGGCGATGACCGCCGACTACCGGGCAAAGACCAAAGAACTGAAGAAGGGGATCGCAGCATGAAACTGATCAACGCACGTCAAGCGTGGACTGATGCGCAGCACGAATCGAACGCCTCAATCAGTGCTGCGGCGGCTGATCGGGCCAAGTCCGCAACCGTAGTAAGGAAGGAAAAGGCAGCACTCCGCGAGATCATCTTCGCTGCCCAAGGCGAGGACAAGGAAGAGCGCATCATGGCTGTGCGCCAGAAGATCAGTATTGCCGAAACGCGGCGCGCACCGATTGGCCGCTCCACACATCGAGCAGCCCACCTTCTCACCATGGGGAAGGTGCAGAAGGCAATCGAGTCGCTGCCGTTCCAGGTGCAGCAGATGGGGCACTACCTCTACCACCCGTGCATGACCGTCGTGCACATGCTCAACGCCGAAAAGCTGATTTGGTCGGATACCGACGTTGGCGCGCTCACCGACGCCAAGGCGGCGAAGGTTCACTGCCTGATCACCTGCGCCCTGCAGTCCTACAAGGTGGAGGTGAGCGGCGGTGACTCGTGGGGCCCGGCTCGAGTGTCTGACGCCATGATGAAGCTGTATGGGATCGCCATCGAGCCCAAGCACTGGGACCGCGACTGGCTCGACATCTGGAATCTCCTGCGGAAAGCGATTGAGGAAGTTGATATCCAGGCTCAAGAGCCGCTATGGCAGGTGATTCACGCGGAAAACTCAGAGGATGCGGCATAAAGTTGTTGCCTTGGTGGGAAATTTGATGTACTTTTCTCACACTGCGCAACTTACCTCCAGCGCACGACCACTTCTAAGCCTCGCCACCGTGCGGGGCTTTTTCGTTTTTGCGTGGTAGAGCAGCGGACAGCTCGTCGGGCTCATATCCCGAAGGTCGATGGTTCGAATCCATCCCTCGCAACCAGTTACACCTGTAGCCAGGACAGCCTTCGGGAGGCCTGGACGTCGATAGCCGGTAGTGCGACGTACGAGAACAACACCGGCAGCCCGTGCGCCTTGACCTCACTGTGCTTCCAAGGTGGCGCGAGACAAGGCCGGCGAGATCGATGCATTGGGGCGTCGACGCTGGGATTGTCTTTGGCTGACAGCGGGAAAGACCGCGCACCTATTCAGGGCCTCGACATTGATCGGGGTCTTTTTGTTTTCGGCCCCACCACACCCATTGCTCCGAGCTGGGAGTGCTGCTGGGGCTGACTTATTTCAAACATGCCCCACGGAGTCGAGCGCATGGAGTTTCTGCATCGCCTGCTCGATAAGACCGAGTGGCTAATCGCCGGCCTGATCGGCGCAATCGTCGCCAGTTGGTGGCACAAAGACGACTTGGCGGATTGGCGTGCCTGGGTGATCTTCCTGATCACTGGCGTGGCCTGTTCGCTGTACCTGACCGGGATGGTAAGTGCGTACCTGGGCGTGACCGAGCCGAGCATTGTTGCCGGTATCGGTTTTCTGCTGGGCACATTCGGCGGCTCGCTCCTGGCAGCAATCAACCGAGCCATCAAAGCCGCTGACCTCTGGGCGCTTATTCGTCAGCGGTTTGGGGGAGGCAATCCACCATGAATCTTGAACTGATCAACTCCATCGCCTGTGGCCTGATCGCGCTGTGGGCTGCCTGGTGCGTGCTGAGCGGGAAGGTGAGGGACGGCATCCTCGGGAAGCTGATCTACTCAACGATCGCCATCACCGGTTTCGTTGTGATGTTGCGCAGCCAGAACATCTTCTTTGGCCCGACCACTGCTGGACTGACGTTGCATGTAGCGCTGGCTCTGGCCGGTGTCCGCCACATCTTCATGGTCACGTACTGGCAGCGGGTGAAGGTTTGGCTGTGCCGGACGCTGAACTGCGAGCACTGCCTGCACTGTGACAAGGCGCCAGGTGGTATCGAGCGCCGGGGTAAGTAGTCCGCGCCACGTTTTCGAATGCGCCAAATCGTGGCGCGAGGTTTTAGATGAACAAAGTCACCCGTCTGCGCCACGCGCTGCCCTTTGGCCAAGACATCAACGCTGCGGTGTGCGCTCTCGACAAGGCTATTGCTGAGGCCGTGGACGCTGCCAAGTCTTCCGGATTGCCTCAGGGCCTGATCGTCGGATTGCTCCACGGCCACGCCCATGCACAAACCCACCAGATGGTGACCGAATGACCGTCAAGGTGCTGGAGTTTAAGCGAGAAGACTGGCGAGACGCTGCCAAGACCCTGCGCAAGATCGCGTATGACCTGGATGCAGGTGAGCATCCAGAGTGCACTGTAGGTGCATTGACGCTAATCGGCGCAAAGGGAGAGGTGACCGTGTTCGGCCTCGGCCCTAAGTGCGACGACCTGCAATGCCTAGGTGCCATGCGCCTGGGTGAGCAGAAGCTGATTGATGTGCTGCTGGACAGCCAAGACTAAGGATTCCCCATGACAACCAAGCAACCAGACTGGGAGGCAATCGAACGCGCCTACCGGGCCGGTTTGCTTTCAGTTCGCGCCATAGGTGAATCGCACGGTGTGAACCACGCGACCATCCTGAAGCGAGCAAAGAAAGAAGATTGGAAGCGCGACCTAACAGACCAGGTTCGAGCGGCAACCAAGCAGAAAGTAACCACCGCGGTAACCAGCAAAAGTAACCAGTCGAAAGTGGTTACCGATGCCGAGATCATCGAAGAGGCATCCGACCAGGCCGCAGCTGTCATCCTGGCTCACCGCTCTGGTCTGGCTCAGTGGCGTGGCATTGCCGACAAGCTCAGCTACGTGCTGTCCGGCATGGAAGTGACTCCAGACAACGCCGGCGACTTCGCCCGCTCCCTGAACGCTGGTGTTGATGCCCAGCTCAAGGTCATCAAGGGCGAGCGCCAGGCCTACAACCTCGACACCGAGACTGGCGACAAGACAGTCAGCGACCTGGCTGCACTGATGGACGATCTATCGAAGGACGCCTGATATGAAGCCCGAGCACTTGAAGCTGCTCCGGGATAAGCGCTGGCGGTTGAACAACCTCTACTTCATCACGGACAAGCAAGGTAAGAAGGTCCGCTTCCGGATGACGGATGAGCAGATCGAATACTTCGAGGGGATGCACACCCGAAACATCATCCTGAAGGCCCGGCAGCTCGGCTTTACCACTGAGTGCTGCATCATCCAGCTCGACGCGGCCCTGTTCGAGTCGGCCAAGTGCGCCCTGATCGCTCACACCCTGAACGACGCCAAGCGCCTGTTCCGGGAGAAGGTCAAATATGCCTACGACAACTTGCCTGCTGAGATACGCGCCGCCAATCCTGCTTCTAACGATGCTGCTGGTGAGCTTGTGTTCAGCAAGGGCGGATCGCTCTACGTGTCCACTTCCTTTCGGGGCGGGACTCTACGGTATCTGCACGTATCCGAGTTCGGGAAGATCTGCGCCAAGTTTCCCCACAAGGCCAGAGAGATCGTCACCGGCGCCTTCGAGGCTGTCGCCACCGATTGCTTCGTCACGATTGAATCGACGGCGGAGGGCAGGGCGGGCTACTTCTTCGATTACTCGCAGAGCGCAGAACGTCAGCAACTGGCTGGTGTGCCGCTGGGCTTACTGGACTGGAAGTTTTTCTTCTTCTCCTGGTGGAAGAACAAGGCCTATTGGCTTGACCCAACTAATGTGGTCATCCCGCAACGCCTGACCGACTACTTCAACGAATTGCACGCCAAGCACGGGATCGTCGCCAGTGACGGTCAGCGCGCCTGGTACGCGGCCAAGGAGAAGACGCTCGGCGACGACATGAAGCGGGAATACCCGTCTTTGCCGGCGGAAGCCTTCCAGCAGTCGATCGAGGGCGCCTACTACGCTAAGCAGTTCACGAAGCTGTACGCCGCCCAGAGAATCGGCCCGCTGCCCGACAACAGTCATCTCCCTGTTCACACGATCTGGGATATCGGCGTCGGCGACTCCACGGCCATCTGGTTTGTTCGAATTGTCGGCGAGGAATACCACGTCATCGACTTCTACGAGAACAGCGGGGAAGGCCTTCGGCACTACATGAAGGTGCTCAAGGATCGCAAGTACACGTATGGCGATCACTGGGGGCCCCACGACATCGATAACCGCGAATTCGGCAGCGACGGTAAGACCCGTCGGGAAATCGCCCGAGAGGGCTACGAGATCGACGGACAGAAATACAGCATCAAGTTCAGCGTTGTCCCAAAAATCGGTATCGACGAGGGCATCGAACACGCCCGGGAAATACTCCCTAACTGTGCTTTCGATGAGTCCAAATGCGAGCTGGGTATTTCCTGCCTGGAAAACTATCGCAAGGAGTGGGATGACAAGCGCGGCTGCTGGAAAGACAAACCACTTCACGATTGGTCATCGCATGGCGCGGACGCCTTCCGCTACTTCGCCGTATCGATGGGCCGGCGCAAACGCACAGGCGGAACACGCCGAATTGGAGGCTTGGCCTGATGCCAGTGCAATCGACAAACCCCGACTACGACGTGCACATCGCCGAGTGGGAAATGATGGACGACGCGCTCGAGGGTGAGTGCGCCGTGAAGCGCAACGAGCGCAACCTGCCCAAGCCCAGCGGCATGGTCGAAGCCGAAAAGCTGGATGGCGCTGGCAACAAGTACCTCTACGAGAACTACACGAACCGGGCCCAGTACGAGCACTGGGTGCGCGACTCGCTGCGTTCGATGATGGGCTTGGTGTCACGGCTGATCCCGGAGATCGAGCTGCCCAGCGGCCTGAAAGGGTTGGAGGACAACGCCACTGCCGACGGCTTCGGCCTGAAGCAACTTTTCTTTCGCATGGTGCGCCAGGCTATCTCTCATGGCCGGGTGCCGCTGGTAGTGAACATCGATGAACGCGGCGAACCGTATTTCTCGACGTACGCCACGCGCAATGCGATCAACTGGGACACTGCTGATCAAGGCGGCCGGCAGGACCTGGTCCTCTCGGTGTTCCGTGAATTCCGCAAGAAAGGCGGCGATCGATATAGCCATGACTGCGATACGGTGTTCCGTGAGTTCTTCATGCTGGGCCAGGTCTGCTACACCGCCGTGCGCAATGAGGGCGGTGAGCTGGTCGAGGACGAGAGATCGTTGGGGACCACCGGTACCGACAACCGTCTCGTCAGAGGCCTGGACTACCTGCCAGTTATCTACTGCGGTTCGACTGACAACTCGCCGGAAGTGGACGAGGTGCCGCTGCTGACCATGGCGCGGGCGGCATTGAAGTCCTATCAGCTCAGCGCTGACTACTTCACGTCGCTGCATCAGACCAGCCACCCGCAGCCGTGGGTTTCGGGCCTGGATGAAGCTGTGGAACTGAGCGTTACCGGCCCATCTGCAGCATGGGACCTGGGCCCGAACGGCGAATGCGGTTACTTGGAGTTCCAAGGCGCCGGCATTGAAGCTGTCCGAAAGGCCATGGACGATCAGAAGAACGCCGCGCTTGAGGCGGGTGCCAAGGTCATGGACGTGGGCGGCACTGAGTCGGGAGAGGCGCGTAAAACACGCCAGAACGATCAGCATGCCACTTTGCACAGCATCGTTATCACGGTGGCGGAGGCGGTCGAACAGGGCCTGCGTTACGCCGCTGAGTGGAAGGGCTACGACCCCAAGCAGGTCAAGTTCACTGTTAATCCTGAGTTCACCATTCCGGGTGTCGACGCGCAGGTCGCTACTCAGCTGCTCCAAGCTGCATTGGCTGGTGTTATTTCGCATGAGTCGTATTGGATATATCTGACCACAGGCAAGCTGCCTGATCGTAACTATGCCGATGAGATGGCCCATATCGATAATACTGATCCTGCGGACGTGATGCCATGAGCGAAGATCTTGAGCGGGCGCAGCGAGCAATCGTCATGGCGCTCGCTCAACATTCGTCGTGGCTTCACAGAGCGTCTACCGCATCAGTTAATCGAATCAACACCGAGATAGGCGAGTTGTCCGTAAAGCTCGGCAGAACGCTTGCTGAGCGGCTGGACGGCCTATCTGCGGCAGAGCTGCAAGCTTTCTCGGCTGGAAAGTACACCTCCAGTCGATTGAAGCGGCTCAATGCCGAGATTGAAGCGTGGGCTCAAGCTGTTGATGAGGCCATCCAGTCTGAGTGGGCTGGCTCGGCCAAAGAGTTGGCTGGGTACGAGGCAGCCTATGCCGGGTCAGTGATGAGCCAGGCACTCACAGACTTACCGGTCGTTGCCGTTACTGCTGACAGCGCTTACAAGGCAGGCATGCAGACGCCGGTAATGGGCGAGATGGTTGATCGGATGTTGTCCGGTATCGCGGAAAGCTCGGCAGTGCGACTCAATGCCAGGATCCGTCAGGGTGTCGCGGCGGGCGAAGCTAATCAGCAGATAGTCCGCGCACTGCTCGGCACCAAAGAGTTGAAATACAAAGATGGGCTGATCGAAGTGACGCGCCGGGACGCTGAAACAATCATTCGCACGGCCCGCAACCACATCAGCAACGTCGCCTACAACGAGACTTATAAGGCCCTCGATGTTCAAGAGGTCATGGACTGCGCCACTCTGGATGGCCGCACCAGCAAGTATTGCGCCTCTGTTGATGGCCGTAAGCACAAGGTCGGTACCAGTCACCCGCGACCGCCGTATCACCCGCGCTGCCGGACTGTTCAGGTGCCGGTCATTGCTGATGGCCTGATGGGTAATCGCCCATACGTCCTGGCTTTGAGGGTGAAGGGTCAGGACGGCCGCAGCACATTCCGCTCCATCGGCAACATGACCGACAATCAGCGGGAAGCAGCGGATCTGAAGGTTGGGCAGGTGAAGGCCAAAACGACTTATGCCGGATGGTTTGCCGGGCAGTCCGCCGAGTACCAGCGCGAATGGCTCGGTCCGTCACGCTACCGTCTGTACAGTGAAGGCGGTCTAACCCTGGATCGCTTTGTCGACCAGAGCGGCAAGGAATACAATCTTGAGCAGCTGCGTCAGCGTGACGCTGCAACGTTCAAGGAAGTGTTCGGTGAAAAACACTGAGAAGGCTGATCATTTGTTCATGCAGTGGTGGCAGCTCAGGATTGTCGAGCAGTACCCGACCCATGAGCGGCCGGGGGCCTGGCTGATTTTCACGATATCGATGCATATGCAGAACAAACTAGATCCATTTGATAGTCCGAACTAGCGAGTACAATTGCTGCTCGTTGATTTGCCCATCATCATGTATTTGTCGGCCTGTCTGGCGTTAGGAGGTAAGTTTGGAAGCGATTTTATTTATAGGTGGCTGCGTAATTGTTTATTTAATTTACGTAAAGCATCAGGCAGCCGCAGACATTGAGGCTGTTTACGACGTCATCTACCGGCTTACTCAAAGGCTGAAGCTTGCTCAGGCTGAGGGATATCACGAAGATCACGACCGCATCGAGTGGATGGTGAAATGGATCGATCTGGGACTGTCTACCAAGCGAGCCAAGCAGCGACTCAGCGCCGAAGAAAGGCCAGAAGTTGCAAAAGCTGCGAGCATCGCCTCAACTCAGCGGATACTGAATCTAATTGCAGTTTATCCCGGCACCAGCCAGTACTCGCGGTATAGCGGCGCCCTGATGCGGTTAGCGGCTACTGCGGAAAAGTAGAGATCAGCCTACCCAATCGCTGATCGAACAAAACGCAAATTCACAAACCTCGGCCATGCCGGGGTTTTTTTATGCCTGCAAAGCGGGCCGACCTAACCCAAGGGGTGCACCAAGTGGCAGACGAAAACCAGATTGACCTTGAAGACCCGGCAGTTCAGACCGCCATTTCCGCTGCTGTCGAAGCTGCGACCTTGGGCCTCAAGAACAAAAACACCGAGTTGCTTGGCTCGCTCAGGACCACCAAATCTGAACTGGATGGCTTCAAGACCCAGTTCGAAGGCCTGGACATCGACGCCGTGAAAGGTCTGCTCAACAAGGTTGGCCAGGACGAAGAAACCCGGCTACTGGCCGAGGGCAAGCTTGACGAGGTGATTGGCAAGCGCACCGAGCGCCTGCGCACCGATTACGACAAGCAGCTGGCCGCCGAGAAATCCCGAGCCGACAAGGCCGAAGCATTCGCTGCCAAGTACAGCGACAAGGTGCTTGCCGACTCCATCCGCGCTGCCGCCATCAAGGCTGGCGCGCTTCCCGAGGCTGCCGAGGACATCATTCTCCGCGCACGGGGCACTTTCAAACTCAGTGAAGACGGCGAAGCGATTGCTACTGACCGGGACGGCGAAGTCGTTTACGGGAAGGACGGCAAGACCCCTCTGTCACCGCTCGAATGGGCGGAATCACTGCGTGAAACAGCTACACACCTCTGGCCTAGGGCTCAGGGTGCCGGTCCGACCGGCGACAACGGTGGCAAGGCTACCAAAAAGTGGGGGGAGCACACCGAGCAGGAGCGCGCGACGCTGGCCCGAGACAACCCCGATGCATACAAGCGACTCAAAGCCACTCAAGGAACCTAATCCATGGCCACCACGCAACTAGCTGACATCTTCGTCAGTGATTACTACGCCGATCTGGCGCCGGTCAATTCGCCAGAAAAGACCGCCGTGTTTGAATCCGGCATCATCGTCAAATCCCCCGAGCTGGACGCTATTGCATCCAACGGCCAGGGCACTGCTGAGATTGCCTACTGGCAAGATCTGGATGCAGACGAAGAGCCGAACATCTCCAACGATGATCCGGACGACCTGGGCCTGGTTGGCAAGGCAGAAATGGGCAGCATGCGTGCGCGCACTCTGTACCTCAACAAAGCCTACGGCGTAGCCGACCTCACCACTGAATTGGCCCGCACCGAGCCAATGCAGCACATTCGCAACCGCTTCGGCACCTACTGGACCCGTCGCTGGCAGCGTTACCTGCTGGGCGCAGCTCGCGGCATCATCGCCTCGAACATCGCCAATGACGCGGGTGACATGGTTGTAGATGCAGGTGCGACCATCAGCGCTGGCGCGTTCCAGGATGCTGCGTTCACCTCCGGCGATGCTGCTGACGTGTTCTCCGCTATCGGCGTTCACTCGGTCGTGATGAACCAGATGGTCAAGCAGGACCTCATCGAGTACCTGCGCGACTCCGACGGCAAGATCATCCTGGCTACCTATCTGGGCAAACCGGTTTTCATGGATGACAGCCTGGTGTACGGCCCTGGCCGCTTCCTGTCCGTGTTCTTCGGTCAAGGCGCGTTCGGTTACGGCGAAGGCAACCCGGCGAACCCGGTTGAGCTGGAGCGTAAGCCTTCCGGTGGTAACGGCGGCGGCGCAGAAGTCCTGTGGGAGCGTAAGACGATGATCTTGCAGCCTGCTGGCTTCAGCTGGAAGGGTGGCGAGAACCGCAACCTTAGCCCGACCGCGACCCAATACGCGGCCGCAGTCAACTGGGAGCGAGTGTTCGACCGCAAGCAGGTTCCTTTCGCTGCCGTCATCAGCGGCACCGTCACCCCGTAATTCACCATCGGCGGGGCGCTTGATCGCGCCCTGGCCGACACGGAGAGAATCATGAAAGTTATCTATACCGACACACCGGGCAGTGAGCCTGGGGTTTGCTATCGCCTGCTGGACGAGTTCTTCGGCGTGATCAGCTCTGCAAAGGAAGTTGTGGTGGACGGCGACCGGCCGAACATCATTGAGGCCTACCAGCGCGCAGGCATCGCAGTTTCTGGACAGGCCGAGAAGGAAGAGGAGATCGAAACCGACCCTCTGAAAATGAAAGTTCCCGAGCTGAAAGAGTGGCTGACCGCCAAGGGCATCGCCTTTGAGCCGACCGCCAGGAAAGAAGAGTTGCAGGCCCTAGTGCCAGCGGAATAAGGACAAGCACATGACCGACTTCATCACCGTTGCCGATGTTGACGCCCAGCTCAGTCCTGGCTGGGCCGGCACCGGTGATCCTGTCCTTGCTGTGACCATGGCTAATGCCTGGCTCACAGCCAAGATTAAGCGGGCTGTTCCCGATCCGGTTCCAGCCGAGATCAAAACAGCCGGTGCCCAGGTCGCCAAAGAGGCGGCGGCGGGCAAGCTGTACACGTCCACACAGAAGGAAGTGCAGAGCAAGACCGTTTCGGCGCAGTCCGGCACGTCGGTGAGCAAGACCTATGTGGCCGGCTCTACCGATCAGTCGGCGAGCGTCAACTTCGCCCTGGCGCTGCTAGAGCCGTGGATCAAGCGCTCCGGCGTGATGATGCTGAAAAGGATCTGATCATGGGGATGCGCGAAGAGATCCAGGCGGATCTGGCTGAGGCCTTTGACGATCCTGATGGGCTGGCCGACGCGGTAAGGCCTTTCACTGGCTCGCGTGTTGTCGCGGGTGAGTATGACCCAGTGACAGGCTTCGAAGCGGGAGGCTCTACACTCGTTTACGCGGGACGCGGTGTGTTCGGCAGCTACTTGGATCGAGAGATCGATGGAAGCCTGATCGAGACGACTGACGAAAAGCTCCTGATACTGCAAAACGAGCTCTTTTTCTCGCTGGATGGGGTGGCGACTGTGACGATTGCTGTCCCAGCGATAGGCGACATCATCAACGGGAAGCGTGCGCTGAACATAACTGAAGACCCCGCGAAGGCTACATTCACAATTCAGTTGAGGGTTTGACGATGGGGTTTTCGGATCAAATCCGCGCATTCAGCGCCAAGACCAGCCAGGCGCACGACAAGGTGGTTCGCGAGACTACGATCGCCTTGTTCACCAGCGTTATCACAGAGACCCCTGTTGATGAAGGGGCCGCCAAAGGCAGCTGGCAGACGACTGTTGCCGCGCCTGCGGAGGGGCAATCAAGCCGCGCGGACCCATCGGGACGCACGGCTATAGCTGAGGCGATGGCAAACACGCCGGCCGGAGCAGGGCAGGTCACATTTTTGACCTCAAATCTCGCTTACATCGAGCGCCTTGAGAATGGATGGTCGATGCAGGCGCCAAACGGAATGGTTAAACGAAACGTAACTCGCTTCCAAAGGATGGTTGATGAGTCCGCCGCCAGGAATCGCGTATGAGTGAATCCAAAATCAACTCCGCCCTTGTATCGGCCTACCTGGCAAGCAATCTCTACCCCGCAAGCCAAACAGCTATGGAAGACAAGGCGTTCGCAAGGCCTACAGGCCAGGCCTGGGCTCGACTCACCGACATGCCAACCGGTCGCGAGCCGGCCGCGTTTGGCGCTGTTAACCCGGTCGAACGCACCGGTTACCTGCAGATCGACATTTTCCACCCGAACAACACCGGCACCGGGCCAATTTTGGCTGATGTCGACAAGGCGCTGAGCTTCTACACGCCAGGCCTCGGTCTCGAATACCAGGGCCAGCGGGTTCATATCCGCAAGGCTGAGCGATCCAGAATCACGACAGAACCTGTCTGGACTGGCGTCAGTATCTTCGTTCATTACACGGCCTGGATCTTCCCCGGCGCCTGATTCAGTCCTGCGCAAACCCACACCCTGCCCATATGCGGGGTTTTTTCGTTCCAAGGAGATCCCTAAATGGGCAAGTTAGCCAACGGCTCGGCCGTTCAAGCGTATTACGTCGAAGAGGTTGCGGGTGAAATCCCGGACACTCCGGCGTGGAAACCGATTCGATTCGTCAGCGAAGGCCTGACGCCGAACATCAACCAGATCGACACGGCTGAGATGAATCAGACCCGTCAGCGGCCACCAAGTCGTGGTGGCACCTATAGCGTGGCCGGTGACATCGCGGTTGAGCTGTCATTTCGCAGCTTCGACGACCTGATCCAGGCGGCTATGCAGGGCACCTGGACCGCCAACGTCCTGAAGATCGGCAAGGTTGAGCGCACCTTTGCGATTCTGGAGCGCCACACCGACATCGGCGTTGACTACGTGTATCGCGGCTGTCGCGTCAGCACCATGGCGATCAGTTCGCCACTGAACGCCCCGGTCGGTGTCACGTTCGGCATGATGGGTACCAAGGCCGCGAAGTTCACCGTTCCGGTGGGCTCGACCTACCTGCCTGCAACCGCAACCGACATCATGATCACCACCAACCTGGCGCTCAAAGAAGGCGGTGTTGATGTCGCCTATGCGACCGAGTGGAGCGTCAACCTCGATAACGGCATGGAAGCGCTATTTGCCCTGGGCAGTCGTGAAGCCTTCGACATCTCCAACGGTGTCGCGGTCGTTACCGGCAGCATGAGCGCATATCTGGTTGATGCTGTCTTGTGGGACAAGGTTCTCGATGAGACCTCTACCGCCCACTCCATCGAACTGAAGGAGGGCGACGACAGCTACACGATTGACCTTCCAAAGGTCCGCTACACGCAGGGCCAGAAGCAGGTCAGTGGCCCCGGCGCAATCATCCCGCAATACACGGTCAGCGCCGGTTACGACGACGTGCTGGCCACCACCATGATGATCACGCGCACTGGCGTGTAATCGCTGCAATGAGGGGCTTTCGAGCCCCTTATTTATTACTGATCCCCAAGCCCTGGCACTCGCCGGGGCTTTTTGTTTTTGCCGCAAGGCAATCCGAATCCCTCACGGGATAACCATGCCGGCTAGGGCTGTACACCCGAAAGGGACGGGCACGCCTCCGTCCTTGCCTGCATGCCTTATTAAAATGGCGAGTCAGGAGTGCGCAATGAACAATGTCATCCCTTTCAATTATCAAGGTCAAGCCGTTCGCTTTAACAGTGACGGCTGGATCAATGCGACCGACGTGGCCAAGCGCTACGGCAAGCGGCCCGTGGACTGGCTGAAACAAGATGAAACCCGGCAGTACCTGGCTGCGCTTGGCGAAGCTCTTAATTGTGACCCAGAGTCACTTTTAGAAACCAAGCGCGGCCGCTACCAGAGCGGTACGTGGCTGCACCCTAAATTGGGCGTGGCGTTTGCTCGGTGGCTTGATATGAAATTTTCCGTTTGGTGCGACCTTCATATTGACGCGCTGCTCCACGGCGAGCTGAACGAAAAGCAGCAGCTTGATAAGGCTTGCCGAGAGCTGAGTGATTCGCAGAGTGGCGCAAGCATTGGCGGTCGCAAAATGGCCCTGCACAGATGGCACAAATCCAGGCTGGAAGGCCAGGTAGCCCATTGGCGCGATCAGCTCCAACTTACGCTCGGCCTCGACGCCGCGTGACGATCATGAATACCTAAAGGGGGTGCTCAAAGTGATGCACCCTTTGGTTCGCTCCATATAACCCGATTGCTGTTCCAGTCTGGCGCAGACATCAAAAACCAAATCCCAATACCCGCCGCTGAGCGGGTTTTTTTGCCTGGAGATTCACCGAATGACCACTAAAGCCGAAAAAGCCGCCACCCCTGTCAAGCCATTCGCTCTGTCCGACTTCTTCACCTTGGGCGCGCTGGAGAAGGGCAAGAAGCTGCCGCTTACCCTGCCCGACGGTAATGAAACCGAGTATCACCTGATGGTGCTGGGTGCTGATGCGCCTGCTGCCCGCAAAGCCCTGCTGGAAGCGACCCGCATCCTGCGCGATGAAGGCAAGGAAGGTATGTCGATCGATGAAGAAACCGCTATTCAGCAGCGTGCCAACATCCATTACCGTTCCTCGCTGGCCTTCGACTGGTCGCTGCCGGTGCCATACAGCAAAGAAGCCGTAGCCGAGCTGCTGCTCAACAACCCCGGCCTGGCGAATGACGTTGAGCGTCTGGCGAGCGACCGCGCCCGTTTTTTCGCTCCAGAGTTGAAAGCCTCCTAACCCACTGGGAAGGCGAGGCCAAGCTCAATAAGCCGGTCAAGGGATCAACGGCCACCACCCGCGATCACCTGACGCGGGTCTGGAATATGACCGGTCACAAGCCTCGGGAGCTGGATATTCCGGCGATGCCCGAGGGCATGGGCTATCTGGCCGGCCTCTTCTGGGAACTCAAGCGCACCAGCGATCCGCTGACCTGGCAGGAAATGGACGCCTGGACGCGGATGATGGATCGGCAAATCGAGCCTGAAGAGGCCAGGGTGCTGATGAAGATGGATGGCATTCACTGTCGGGTGATGAGTGAGGGGTGAGGGCGGATTATTCAGGCCGCCCTAACTGGCTTGATCAGACTCTCAGCCGGAATTCCGAACATGTCGTGCAGCTTCCAGATCATAGGCAGAGTCAGCGAGCGCTTACGGTTCAGAACTTCGTAGACGCGATTGGTCTTGCCAATTGCGGGCGCCAAGTCGGCAGCGGTGAGCCCTGATTGCTCCATGCGAAACTTGATCGCTTCTATCGGGTCAGGCAGGTCGACCGGGAAGTTCTTCGCTTCGTAGGCCTCAATCAACGTGATCATGACTTCGAAAGCGTCTCCTTCTGCGGTGCCTGGCTCAGGCTCCCGCTCGAACAGCGGAGAAATCTCTTTCAGGGCTGCTCGGTATTCGTCATCTGTGCGGATTGGGCGGATGTTCATGATGATTACTCCATCTCCACGGTGTTTGCGTCGATCTTGTCGTACTCCACGTGGGTTCCGACAAATTTGATGTAGACCGCGCCGAATCGGTAGGCAATGGCGACTATCAGTCGGTAGTCATTGCCCTTGATGTTGAAAACCACCCGGCGGCTTTTGAGGATGCTTGCATTGCCGAACTGCGCCTTAATTACTTCGGGGCTGGTCCAGGCAGCCTTTTTCGCCTCATCAGCCCATGCGCGTAACTGCTGCTCGGAATCCGGGTGTTCTTCCCAGAAGGCTTTGAGGTGGCTGATAGCGATAATTCTCATGAAGAGAATATAGTCCCATGGTGGGACTTGTACAAGCATTTACAAGCAATTGGTTGTGGTCATCGGCAGCGCAGGGCTTTTTGAATCTAAATCAATGCGCGAGCCCGGGCCTTTCTACGCAATGCAGGCACACATCATTGCGTACGACCTTCCCACCGATCTGATGGAGGACGACAGAGATGTCTTCAATCTCAAGATGTGTGCCCGGTGTGCCTCGGTAATCGTCCGAGTCGAGGTCAAGATGCACGCCGATTTTCAGGTGCGGCAGAGGGCCGTCACATTCGATGCTAGCCACCTGGTGGTTTTTGCTAAGGATGAAGAGGTAGGTGTGCTTCATGTCAGTTACCTGCTGAGTTGCCAAAAAGCGAAGGTGGAGGATTAGCCATGCACTGCCTGGCTGAGCGTCTCAGAAATCCATTGGTTGATGCTCCTACCTGACAACTGCGCTTTAAGGGCCACTGCGGCGTGGAGCTCTGGCGCAATACGCAGGCTTATTTTGCCGGAGTAGGGTCTCTGCGGCGGCCGACCAAACCGCTCGCAGGAGTCTAGATAATCGTCCACCGCCTTAATAAATGCGGAGCGAATCTCCTGAACGGACTCGCCATGGAAATCTACTATGTCGCTGATGCCAGCAATGTCGCCCAAAAATAGACCGTCTTCATCGCTGTATTCGATATGAGCTGAGTAGCCCTTATAGTTCATTGTGCTCACGGAGCTGCATCCCCTATTAATGGTATCGCTTACGATATCACGCGTGATTGCGGATCGCCCATGCACCAAGAACGCGGGGCTTTGGCGCCCACCTCGATGGTGGTAGATTGCCGCATCTATAGGAGAGTGCAGCAATGAAGGGAATTATCGCGCTATGTCTGCTGGCGCTTCTCGCCGGATGCTCGGCCAAACAAGTAAGACCCGAGATATCCAGCGCTATCTTGTACCGGACGACGATTGATGGAGCGACAGGCCAGCTAGTTCTTCCACGAGACCTCCAACGTAAGGTAATCACGCAAAAGCCGTCATACGGGAAGGCGTGGGCACCTTTCAACTTCGAGGTTTTCATCGGGGAGCCGCTGAGCAAGGCGCTTGTGGCTGATTTAAGGTCAAGAATCCCCTTTGCTCGCGTCGGTGACGCTCCTGACGGAAGGCCCGCCACGATTCGTATCGCTGCGTCCGATGTGTCAATTGAATTCGGAGTTGATGACGAAAAAGCCACGTCGTTCTGGCGTACCGGCATTATCGGGCTGGCGACTGACGTTGTTCCGGGCGCCAAGGTGATATTACGGGGGTCACTATCGATTGATGGTGGGGCGCCGGAGTTCGTCGAAGTTGTTGGTGTCGGCGCGATTCCTATGGCATATGCCAGGCTTGAGCAGGCAGATATCACCAAGGCAATCGGCCTCGCAATTGAAGACGCGGCGACCAAGCTCGGGGACCTGGCTGAGGCGAGAGTCAAGAAGTGAGTCATCGGCAATGATTTTGCCGGGCGGACTCTGCGCCGCTTGCAGATCAAGACGGCTGGCCTTGAAGGCCAGATTCTTGCGATCCAGAATGGCAGCCAGCACGTCCTTCAACTGCACTAGTCTCCCGCGAACCCTAAGAACCCCATCAACGTGGGGTTTTGGCCGTTCCTCCTGATAGTGGTAGATTGCCGCTATTGAATGGGAGGGATACCGGATGCAAAAAGCAATATTGTGCGTGCTGATTCTGATCGCTGTAATTTTAGCGCCTTGGCTGTTGGTCCCGCTAATTGCCTTTGTTGTTGCATACGGGGCTTGGCTTGCGCTGGCGGCCGCCTTGCTTGTCTTGTTTCTTTTGGTGCTAGCCCTCAAGGACAAGCTGTTTGCTCCAAGCCGAGGATCCATCGATAGCGTGGCGCAAGAGTCAAACGAGCGATATCGAGAAAAGGTCGAGGCTGCGGAGCTCCTTAAAGCTGCGGAGCCGCCCAAGCCCAAGCAAAAACCTAGAACAAAGGTGAGTTGCTCTAAGTGCCATGCCGAGATAGAACGCCATAGTATGTTCTGCCCAGCTTGCGGAAAAGATCCGAGATCTACTGCAGCTTAAAAACACCGCAATTCACAATTAAGGCTCGCTAGGCGGGCCTTTTTTACGCCCGCAAGCCGGCCAATAGCCGGTTTTTTTTCGCCTGGAGAAACATATGACCGAGTCCGCTCGCCTAGTCATTGCGGTAGATAGCAGGCAGGTCGGCCAGGCAGATTCCGCCCTGAACTCCCTTGGCCGTACATCCTCCACTGTCACCAAGGCTGTAACGGCAGTAACGGCTGCCTTTGGCGTTCGTGAGCTTTACCAGGCCACCGAAGCTTACGCATCCATTGCTAACCGCATGCGTCTTGTTACTGAGAGCGCTGTAGAGTTGCGGGCCGCGCAGGACGCAGTATTCCAAAGCGCGCAGACGGCGCGTCAGCCGCTCGCAGCCACCGCAGAGCTATACCAGCGAATCGCAGCCAACCAAAAAGCGCTGAATCTATCCGGCAAAGGTGTTGCAAGCATCACCGATACGATCAGCAAGTCGCTGGCGATCAGCGGGGCTTCGGCGGCATCTGCAAACGCAGCGCTGATCCAGCTTGGCCAGGCATTCGCATCTGGCACGCTGCGCGGCGAAGAGCTGAACTCCGTCATGGAGCAAGCGCCGGCGCTGAGCCAAGCGATTGCAGCCGGGATGGGCGTCACCATTGGTCAGCTCCGCTCGCTGGGCGCAGAAGGCAAGCTTACCGCCGAGGCCGTTGTCAAAGCCCTGCAAAATCAGGCTGACGCAGTAGACGAAAAATTCAGCAGGATCGCGACCACTATTGGCGGATCACTGCAAGTGGCCGGCAATACGCTAACTCGTTTTGTCGGCGAGCTCGATCAGGCTACCGGCACGACAACTGCATTCGCCAATGGTGTAGTCGGCGCATCCAGGCTTGTCGACAAGCTCACAAATGGGTCTGAGGCACTATCTTCAACGATCACTGCCGTTGGCGCAGCAATGACCATTGCGGCTGGCCGGGTAGCTGGTGGTTACGCGCAGCAGGGCGCGGCGGCACTTTATGCTGCTAACGCCAATCGTGTTGCCCTCAATGCTGCGGCGGCAACCGCCAAGCAAGATCTGATTTCCGCCCAATCAAAGCAAGTTGATGCAAGAGCCACGCTTGAGGTGATGACGCTTAATCTGAGTGCTGCCGAGGCCAAGGTTGCATCTGATCGAGTGGTAATGGCTTCAGAAGTAAGCCGAATCAAGATGGTTCAGTCGGCCCTGGCCTCCGAGATGGCGCTTGAACAGCAGCGCATGAAGTCCCAAATCTCCGAAGCTGGCCGGACTGCAACAGTAGCTCGCATGGTTGAGATTCGCGGCGCTCAAGTCCTTATAAACAAGCAAGTCGAGGCGAGCGAGCGAACCCTTGCCGCAACTACGGTGGCGAGTTCCGCCCAAGTTCAGGCGGCCTATGCGAAGGTTACCGCCGCCAAGGTTGGCGTGGGCGAGACTACCGCCGCAGTGAACGCCGCAGTTGTCGCATCTGATCGAGCTACAGCAGCGGCCAGCACATTTGCTGGCGCTGGAAAGGCTGTACTTGGCCTGCTTGGCGGGCCTCTTGGTCTGGTGTTCACTGTTGGCGCTGTGGCCGCAAGCTACCTCCTGTTCCGCGACGGAGCGAACGAGGCCACCTCCGCCCTTATCGACCAGAACGGTACTCTCGACGACTCGATCCAAAAATTCAAAGAACTGTCGGCAGAGCAGCAGAGATTTCAGTCATCGAAATGGGTTGAGGCTCAGGAAGCAGCCTTAGATTCCGCTTCAAGCTCACTGTCAGAATACTCTACGCGCGGCAGAGATGCCTTCAACGCTCTCGGAATTAGCGGTGTAGAAAGCGCCGAGGCATTCAGCAAGATGGTTGCAGAGGTTAAGGCCGGCACCAGATCGCTAGACAGCGTGACTGAATGGGTTTCGAAAAATAACCAGATCATGCCGTCGTTCAAGTCGATGCTTGAACAGACCGCTGCTGCCTACTCGGCCAGCGGCGAAAAGGCAGACAAGTTCGGCAAGTTGCTTGCTCAGTCGAATGGCGTTACCACATCCGCCACCACCGAAACCGAGAAGCTCGCAGCCGCCCAAGCCGCAGCGTCCAAGTCAAACGGTGCAAATGCTGGCGAGTGGGATAAATACATTGCCAAACTTACCGAGACTCGCGACCTGCTGGGTGCGAACGCGGCAGCAGAAGCTGAGTACAACGCTGCGAAAATGGGCGCGAACGCGCAGCAGGTCGCACAAGCCAAGCTCATCGCTGAACAAACTGACACCCTGAAAAAGTATCAGGATGCGATCAAGGAAGGCGACAAGGTCCAACAAGCAAGCCTGAAGCTTCAGCTGGTGGCGCTCTACACTGCCGAGGACGCAGCCACTCAAGCGGCGGTCATGCAAAGCAAGGCGTATGCTGATACTGCCACCGCCGCAGAAGCCAGCGCCCGCCGCCAAATCACAGCAGTTGAGCAGGCGGCTAACTTTGCAGTTGCGTCGGCTACCCGTGTAGCTATGGGGACTTCCGCGCCGCAAGCAAATCTGTCGGGTTATGGCTTGCTCACCAATGGCGGTACCGCGCCTGCTGCACCTGTGGTGTCGAAGGCGACCCCTGGCCAGCGCGCACAAGCTGCCATCGATCAGCTGAATGCAACGACTGATGCGAATAAGCGCGTAGATAAGGCTGCCAACGCGGCTGCAACTGCTCTCAAGAATCAGCAAAAAGCACTCGAGGATCTGCTCGCCACGTCCGCCATATCGACCAAGTCTTCAAATGACATGGCCGACGCCTACCTCTCCGGCGCCGACAGCGTGCGCGAACTGGCGATCCAGCAGAAGATCGAAGAGGAGCTGCTCAAGACTGGCGCCGGCGCCCGCGACAAAGTCACTGCGGCAGTAAACCGCGAAGCCGACGCCAAGGATCGCCTGGACATCAATCAGTACATTGCCAGCCTTCGCGTGGAAAATGCCAATACGGTTGCCCAGGCCGCAGCCACCCTGCAGGGCAAGGATGCCCTTGAGTCCTTCAACATCACCAAGGCGATGACGATTGCATTGTCGGGCAAGAAGATTGCCGTCGATAGCGCTGAATACAAGCAGCTGCTGGAGCAGACAAAGGCTCAGCTGGCGGCCAACAAAGCGCTGGAGCAGGCGAGCAAGGTCGAAGGGATCGTTGATCGCCTGAACCCACAGATCAAGCTTCTGAAGGATTACACCGCCGAGCAGGAAGCGCTCAATGCTGCCATTGCCCGGTATCCAGAGAACGCCGCGCTGTATCAGGACGCTCTCGTCAAGCTGGGCAATGAGTACCAGGTCAATCAGAGCAAGGCCACGATCTGGGGCCAGCTCACCGAAGGCGCGATTGATCGCATCGACGGTGTGTTTGCGGATGCCTGGGCCAACATCGGCAGCGGCGCGAACAGCCTGTGGGATAACCTGGTCAAGGGCGCTAAGCAGGCCTTTGGCGAGATCGCGCACATGTTCACCACAAAGCCTTTGCTGGCTTCGATCAGCAACTGGCTGACTGGCACTGACAATGGACAGGGTCTGAGCTCGGTCTGGAGCAAGCTTCTGGGCGGCGGGGGCGGCGGTGGTGCCTCCGACTCCAACGGCTGGGGCGGTATGGTCAGCCTGGGTAAAAACCTGTACTCGGCGTGGAGCAATCTCACTGGAGTGGGTTCGTCGATTGCCTCGGGCTACGCGTCCGGCGGCATCAGCGGGGCGCTCTCGGGCGGTGTTGGCTACTACGGCAACATGCTTTCCAGTTTGGGCAGTACGCTTTCCAGCGGCTTTAGCAGCATCGTGTCGTCGATCACAGGGACCGCGGCGGCAAGCACGGCCGCAACTACTGGCGCCACCTCAGCGCTGGGCGGTGCACTCTCGGGTGCCGTTGCTGAAGGCGCAGCATCAATTGGTACTAACATCGGTATCGCAGGTGCAACGACCGCGGCGGCATCTAACGGCATCGGTGCGGCGATCTCCTCGGCCATGTCGAGCGCGGCCGCTATGTGGCCACTGGCAATCGTCATGGGCATGTACCAGTCCGGCAAGCTGTACAGCGCCGGGGTGCGCCCTGATGCGGGAGAGATGTGGGACAGCGCCGGTAGCACCGCGCTGGGCAAGGCTGCAATGCTGCCGCAGACCGTGGGCGCTAAATACTTCGAGGTCACTGACAACATTCTAGGGAAGGTAGTCGGCGGCAAGATGGCGGCCATCCTCAGCGGCTCGACACTGTTCCAGGCTGTATGGAGCAAGGTTGGCAGCAAGTTGTTCGGGAGTGGCTACAAGACCAAGGATACAGGTATTGAGCTTGGCGTTGACGGCGGTTTGTTCGATGCCCAGCAGTACACCAAGCAGAAGAAGAAAGGTGGCTTGCTGTCGGGATCGAGCAAGACTCGTTATCTGCACAGCGCGCTGGACGCGGAAACACAGGACGCGCTCGGCTCGGCCTACAACGAGAAGATCCTCAATTCCATGGGCCTGTTCTCGGCCCTTGGGGTTGAGCTGAGCGAGTCCGTGCTTGACGGCCTGAACATGGCCACTACCCGCATCAGCACCCAGGGCAAGACCCCTGAAGCGATTCAGGAGCAACTGGACGCGTGGTTTGGCAAGCTGGGTGATTCGGCTGTGGCTGCGATCAACGCGGCGACCAATTCGGGGTTGCAGGACTACAACTTCGAAGCGCTGACCACCTTCGTCAACAACCTCTACTCCGTGAACGCGGCGGTGGAGAGCTTGGGCGTGAAGGCTGTTGGCTTCACCGTCGCCGGCGGCAAAGCGGTAGAGACCATGATCGCGGTGTCGGGCGGCATTGAAGCACTGTCCACTGGCATGAACGACTACTACTCGGCGTTCACTACCGAGATGGACAAGAGCGCCGACAGCCTGGCTGCCGCGCGCGCCGAGTTCACTAAGTTCGGTTTTGCTCTGCCGGACACTCGTGATGGGCTGAAGGAAGTGGTCCAGGCGTTAGACCTTACGACCGAGATCGGCCAGAACATGTTCTCGGCGATTGTCAGGAACGCGACCGCAGCGTCCCAAACGTATGGAATCCTCGAGGCGCGCGAGTCAGCCTACCGCTCGGCGTTTTTCAGCGAGGCGGAGAACACTGCGTACTCCATCGCGGAGACCACCAAGCAGCTGAAAGAGATGGGGATTACCCTTCCGGCCAGCCGTGATGCTTATCGTCAGATGATCGAAGCCCAAGACCGCACGACGGTTGAAGGCAAGAAGATGTTCGACACGCTGATGAATGCCGCCGGCGCTGCCGGTACCGTGTTCGATGCGCTGAAAGTGCAGGCAGATGCGTTGGCAGCGAAACTGAATCAAGGCGTTACGGACAGCTTCTCGCTGTTCCAGCGCTCGATCTCTGCCCAGCAGAAGGCCGCAACGGCTGCCTACAACGCTACCAACACCTCGCTCAGCGACATGTCCGCAACGGCGGTGAAGAGCGTTACCGACCTGTCCTCGGTCAGTAACTCGCTTGAGTCTGCGCTTAAATCCTTGCGCGGCACGTCTGACGATGCCGTGAAGACTTTGCGTGCCCAGGCTCAGGCGACGTTGCAATCGGCACTGGCGACGGCGCGGGCTGGCGGTTCGTTGGCCAGCTTCACCGGTCTTGAGGATGCGCTGGACACGGTCAGCGACAACAACACCGACCTGTACGGATCCATGGAGGACTTCGCGCGCGATCAGGGCCGTACTGCCAACGTTGTGGCTGAGCTGAATGCCATCAACGGCAAACAGCTCACCGCCGCCGAGAAGCTGCAGAAGAGCATCGAGGATCAGATCGGCGTGGCCAAGCAGGCCTACGACGCGCAGATGGCTCAGTACGACCAGCAGCTTGAGTTCGCTCAAGCCCAGATGGACGCTTTCAACGGTATCGACACTTCGGTGAAGAGCGTAGAGGCGGCCATCAAGGCGCTGAACGGATCGCTGATCGCCTCTCTGGCTGGCAAGCCTGCAACGGGTGCGGGTAGCGCGGTAGCGAACACAGCGGCAAACAACGCCACGGTGGTCGACACGCTCTATCAGCAGCTCTTCGGTCGCACCGCTGACGCTGGCGAGAACAAGTACTGGGCGGATCGTCTCGGCTCCGGGAATCTTCCTTATGCCGAGATTGTGGCCAACATGACGCAGTACGCGAGTGCGGCGGACAAGGCGGCAATGGCGGCGAAGGGACACGCCACGGGCGGACTCATCACAGGCCCTGGCACCGGCACAAGCGACAGCATCCTGGCGCGACTCTCCAACGGTGAGTACGTCATGACGGCTGGAGCGGTGCGAATGTTCGGTACCGGCATGCTCGATCAGATGAACGCCGGGCTGTTACCGGCATTCGCAATGGGAGGAGGTATCGGTGAAGCGGGCCCGCAACTGGAGGTTGCAGGGCCGAGCCGGATCTATGCACCGCAGCCGCGCGCCCAAGCATCGAGCGGGCAGGGGTCAATCAACGCAGAAACCCTGGGAGAGCTGAAAGCAATCCTGCAAGAAATGCGCACCCTGTCTAGCCATGCGAAGAAAACCAGCGATAACACCGACCAGCTTGCAACGGTCGGCACCCAGGTGATCGGCACCGTTCAAGTGAAGGAAATGGCATGAGCCAGATGATCGTCGTACCGGGTTTGGAGGTGACTCCGGCCCGGCTGATTTCCAGCACCCTGCCTGCTGCTGATTACGATGCATGGAGTTCGACCAAGTCCTACGCTATCGGCGACCGGGTCACGGTTGACCGGATCAACTATGAAGCCCTGGTCGTGCACACCAACCGCAATCCGGTCAGCGATACCGTGACACCGGCGGCCTGGCTCAATGTGGGTTGGATCAACCGGTACCGGATGTTCAACAAGCAGATCGGCAACACCTGGGCCATCGGTTCTTTCTCCAGCGCAGCAAACGAGATCGACCTGGTATTCCGGCCTGGCCAGCGGGTTAACGCTATTGGTCTGGTCGGAGTGCTGGCCTCGAGCATCAGGGTTGTGATGACGCAGCCCGGCAACGAAACGCCGATTTACGACCAGACGTTCGTGATGACAGCTCCCAGCGGGAGGGGCTGGTATCGACACTTCTTCAGCCCTTTCAGCACTCGCGAAAACCTTGCGGTGCTGGATCTGCCGCCGGCAAGCAATGCTGATATTCGCGTGACGATCAGCGCGCCAGGCGGCACGGCCCGCGTCGGCATGATGATCATCGGTTGGTCCCGCGCCATTGGTACCGCCGTCTACGACACTTCGCTCGGCCGCAAGAGCTACACGACCGTGAAGGAAGAGTTTGACGGCTCAGTGACGATGACCAAGCACGGCGCGCGCCGGCAGATCACTTACCGCGTCGTGATGCGCGGCGACGAGGTGACCGACGCGCTGCGCACCCTGGACCCGCTCGACGCGACAGCGGCCCTCTACGTAGGTGCCGAAGAGCTCGATTACACGATCATCGCCGGCACCTATGACGACCTAGACATAGGGCTGCCAACGTTCAATCGCGCCACCTACAACCTTAATGTCAGGAGCCTCATGTAATGGCCATTCCACTACTTGCGCCGCTGCCGGTACCGCCCCTGGCGACCGACTCGGAAGTTGTCTTCAACGCCAAGGCAGATGCGACGCTGCTGGCTGAGAAACAGTTCGTTGACCAGATGAACGCCACGACGATTCCCGGCATCAACACCGCCTCGTCGCAAGTCGCGGCTGATGCGCTGTTCGCCGGCCAGGCTGCCGACCGCGCCGAGGCCGTCGACACCAACGTCAGCGAGCAGGTGGCTGCTGCACAGGCATCGGCTAACAACGCGAAGGCTTCCGCTGACGCCGCCGAATCCGCTCCCGGCTCTATCGGCAATCTCGCATTAATTCACTCACTCACCATCGGCATGATGCGGAGATTTTAAATGAACACTTTCAACGCGCCATTCGTTCAAAAGTTCGAAGGTAATACCGCAATAGTTACCGACGCGCTGACCGGTATCGGAACGTCCACTGTCACTGGGGCACAGCTTCTGGCCACCGGTGGTGCGAATGGCTCCATGATTGTAAAGCTGACCGCCATCCCGCGAGCCACTGTCACGGCTGCTTCGCTCGTTCTGTTTCTGGTAAAGGCTGGATCGCCTACGGTCTTCCAGATGATTGACTCGGAGTTGATGGCCGCATACACGCTTGCGGCTACCAGCGCCATTCCTGAGACAACTTTCGGGAATATAAGCTGGGCCACTCCGCTGACTCTTGGTGCAGGCGATATGCTTTACGTAGGGTCACAAGTTGCGCTTGCTGCTGGTATTGCGTTCTATGCCGAACAGGGGGACTTGTGATGCTCGGTAATCCGTTGGGTAATCCGCTTGGCAATCCGCTAGGGTTGCCAAGCGCAGGCGGTGAGCCTTCTATAAATCCGCCTTACTTGATTATCGATTTTCTGTCTACTGCGTCGACTATTATTGCGGTGCCGACGGCTTATCGAAAGATGAGATTCACCGCTGTAGGTGCAGGCGGCGGCTCGCAAAATGCAAGCGCTATTGGCGCAGGGGGGCAGGGCGGGGGAAGTGCAAGAACTGAAATTGTAGACACCAATGGTTTTTTAGATTTTACCTATACTTGCGGGAAAGCTGAGGTCGGTCAAGCAGGCGGACCCTCTCAGGTTCGTATCCGCTCTGCAGGTTTGGAAATTGGGTTCATTCAAGGGATTGGCGGTTTAAGAGGCGCTAACTCCCAAGCTGCAAATCCTGGAGTCGGCACCGGAATATTTGCGGCAGGGTTCCCCGGTGGTAACGGTGGGTTGGTGGGCGGGGGTACGTCTGGCCCAGGTGGCGGCGACGATCGGCGGCACCCTGTGGCTGCGCGACCAGGCGCGCCAGCGCGGCACCGAGCCGACGCTCGACGTCGGCATGCCGGCCCAAATCATGCTGGACGCCGCCGGCGCCCCGCTCAGGCACGCCGGCGTCGACGGCCTGCGCGACCTGGCGGCCGGCACCCGGCGCGTGCGCCTGTTCGTGTTGGACGAGCAAGGCCACGAGTTGCTCGGCCGCGCCGTGCCGGCC